TGCGCCGCTTGGAGGTTATCGACATGGCAAAGGGACTCCTCAACAGCATCGCAATCGACAGCGAGGGTGAGGACTACGACTTCAAGACCTTCCAGTTCAGTGGGGTCAAGGATGTCATAGACTCGACCTGCAATATGCTGTCTGCACTGACCAACATCCCACAGACCCTTCTATTCGGTAGGTCTCCGTCCGGCATGAACGCCACGGGAGACAGCGACCTCGAAAACTACTACAACTACGTCGAGCGTATCCAAAAGCTCATGCTGAAGAAGAACCTGCGATATCTGCTGGACATCATCTTCAGGGCTGGCGTTGCTTCCAATGAGCTGGCAGAGGAACCGGACTACAAGCTGGAGTTCAAGCCCTTGTGGAGTATGAGCGAGAGCGAACAGGCGGCAATCGACCAGCAGAAGGCAGCGACCTCCATGACGAAGGCTCAGACCACGCAGATTTATGTCGACATGGGAGCGCTCGACCCGACTGAGGTCAGGAGCAAGCTGGCGTCGAGTGACGAGTACACGGTCGAGGACATCATTGAGGACGATGACGAGGACATCTTCTCGTCTGTCTTTGGGGCTACTGAAGGGCAGATTGAGTCCGAGGCTGAGGCTGTCGAGAAGAACCAAGAGCAGGAGACCCCGACACTCGCCGCTGAGGAACCTACCACACCTGCTGTACCCGACGCACCTGAAACCGAGAACAGCGATGATGAGGAAATGCAGACGGATGGTGAACCAAATTGTGTGGGCGTTCTGGTTATCAAAGACGGTCGTGTCCTGACGGGCGTTCGCAAGTCAGCCTCACACCCGTTCGAGATATGCGGACCGGGCGGACACATCGAACCGGGCGAAACCCCGGAGCAAGCAGCCATCCGTGAGACCGAGGAGGAGTTCGGCATCACGCCGAAGGACCTCACGCCTGTTTCCGTGAGGACCGGGCTGGCGAAAGAGTTCGGCATCCCTGCCTATTTCGTATGTACGGAGTATGACGGCGATGTTCGTTGCTACGACCATTCCGAGATGGTAGCGCCTCAGTGGTCCGACCTTGGGGCAGTCATACAGTCTGTCGAAGCCAAACAGGACAACCTGTTCCCACCTTTTGCTGACAGTATTCGTGTGCTGAACGATGTTCTGAAGGCAGAAAATGAGAAAATCTCTCAGGAAGGGTTGCCCAATTCCGAGAAATCTAATATAATATCTATGGAGGATGGCGGTCCTGGCTCAGGGAGATACCCGAAAGGTAGCGGTGAGAGTGAATCTTCCGGCAAAGGGAAGACGACCTACACCAACGAGGACTACGACAAGGCACTGAAGGGTGTGAAAACATCCACAGGTGCCACAGTGAAGTCCATCGACCCACACCTCTACAAGAGGGCAAAAGAGCGGAACGTGTACCCAAGCAGTATCTCCGCTGCGCTTACAAAAGGCACAGCATCTCCCGGAAACGTCCCGAACAGCACCGTCTTCAGACACAGGGGGACGAAGGTCGTCTTTATGAACGACTCACAACTGGTGAAAACGGTCATCTATGAGGGACAAAAGGCGAAGAAAGGCGGATGACAATGAAACAGGCATTGCAGGAACTCAGCCCTGAGCAAATCAAGTTCATCTGTGACGAGTGTTCCGTTACTGAGGAGCGACTTAGAGAGATGGATGATGACGAGCTTTACACCGACGTATACGACAAGATGTGCGACATCGAAATCGACGAGGTGTGCGGCTCTGAGGATGGCGAGGACACTGAGCGCTGTGCTCTTGCTTCCGATATTGTCACCATACTCGGAAATTCGCTGCTGGATGAGGAAGACAACGAAGTACAGGCAGAATAACCGAATATTTTAGACCGTCCCTCTCAGGCGTTTCCAGCCGAGCAGGGGCGTTTTCTTATGACCGGACAAATTCCTTTACCTTCGATTAAAAACCGAATCCCCGCAGTCTTAAATCGCTGAGAACAAGTGAATATAGTGGCGATAGGACGACAGAGCAATCTGCCGTCCTTTTTTGCTACATGGCAGGTGATGAGTTTGAACAACATTGTACACCAGCGTATGGTACAGGAGGCTGTCAAGAAGAAGTTTGGCAGTCACACCGTACTCCTTGCGAAGATGAACCAGTCTCATCCGGAACAGGCAGAGCGTGAGTACCAGCGCATCACGAGTGCGTACATCCGTCTGCTGAATAAGCGCCTGAAGCAGTATCTACCGCAGATACGGGAGGCCGCTGCTGAGGAGCGTGAGAGGAACCGCAGATACGATGACACATCGGACCTACTCTCCGTGGTAGCGAAGGTGTTCGCTATGATGGCCTCCGACTTACAAAAAGACATGGACGAGTTTGGACTGTACGACCGTGTTGAGGCAATGGCGAATCTCACCCGGAAATTGAGCATCAAGGAATGGAAGAAGCAGGTGAAGGCGACGCTCGGCATTGAGCTGACCGACGACTACTACACTGGCGAGCTGTTCCAGAAGCTCCTACAGCAATGGGTGGATGACAATGTTGACCTCATCAAGACCATCCCGCAGGACAGCCTATCGAAGATGAGGGAGTTGGTACTGGAGGGCTACCGCACTGGTTCGACCACCACGGACATCGTGAAGGAGATACAGCGCATCTACGGCATGGACCGAAGACACGCCCGTCTCATTGCACGAGACCAGATAGCGAAGCTGAACAGCGCAATCGCTCGTCAGCAGCAAGAGGACGCCGGAGTGACCGAGTACATCTGGTCTACCTCTGGTGATGAGAGGGTGAGGGACAGCCACAGGAGCTTGAATGGTAAGCGATTCAGGTGGGACGACCCACCTGTCATTGACGAGGTGACTGGTCGGCGATGCAACCCCGGTGAAGACTACCAGTGCAGATGTGTTGCGCTGGCGGTCTTTGACTTCGACACAGTAGACCTGCCAGTTGCGCAGGAAGCGCAGAGCTGAGGGGGTGGTAGGTATGAAGAAGTTTTAATCGAGACCCCGAACGGGTCGGAAGGAGGCAGAGCATGGCAACGCCAAAGCTCAACAGGGTACAGCGTCTGGACAGTATCTCGCTGGACGCCACCTACTTCACTGATGAGGGCTACCTCGTAGACCACCCCATCGTGACCTCGGTAGGCATCTTCGAGTACACGAACCCGGACGGAAGTATCAGGCGGGAGCTTCGTCTCCCGGAAGATGTCTTCGCACCAGAGAGCCTGAAAACCTACAAAGGCAAGCCTATCATCATTACCCACGAAGCAGGATATGTGGACAAGGGCAATGTGGAGGAGGAGACCATAGGGACCATCCTATCGGAAGGGTATCAGGACGGCGACGATGTACGGGCTGAAATCATCATCCACGACACCGACGCTATGAAACAGTGCGGATTGCGAGAACTCTCACTGGGCTACAACCTGCGGCTGGAGGAGACCCCAGGCGAATGGAAAGGTCAGCCCTACGACGCAATCCAGAGAGACATCGTTATCAACCATCTGGCACTCGTCAGTTCTGCGAGAGCCGGAGAACAGGCTCGGCTGAATATCGACAGCCGTGACCAAAACACTCTTATAGGAGGTAAATCAGATATGGCTAAGACTACCAAAAGAAATGATGGCGGCATGATGGGTCCCGACGACCTGAGTGCTGCCATCGACGCTTTCAAGCAGCGCAGAGCCGAGCGCATGAACGCTTGTGCTCCTGCCATTGACGAGGGCGAACCAGCTGCGGAGGAGAACACCGCCCCTGCCGCTACCGAGGCTCCCGCCACCGACGAGGGCGAGGGTGAGGACAAGGTGCAGATGGTCAAGGACCGCCGTGACCGCCGTGACGCTGAGGGAGACCCTGAAGATGTGAACGGTGCTATGGGTGTTATTGCCCAGCAGGACGAGGACATCGACACACTGCTCGGCATCATCGACGTGCTTCAGGCGGCTGCTCCGGTGATGGACGGTAACGACTGCACCACCACTGATGGCGAGGACGAGGAGAACGGCGAGGAGAATACTGACGAAGACGAACCCTCTCAGGAGAACGCCGACCGCAAGGACTCCGCTGATGACTTCCGTGAGCTGCTGCGTGTGGTGCGTGTGGGCGACCGCCTGAACATGGACGGTCTGGAGAGCATGAGCGTGAAGGATGCAAAGAAAACCGTCCTGAAGAAGCTGAAGCCTACCCTCCGCATGGACGGGAAAAGCTCCGCCTACGTCAGTGCAGCATTCGATATGGCTGTGAGCGAGATGGGCGCTCGCAAGGACACCAACTACCAGCGCAGCCAGATGATGAACAAGGACTCTAAGAAGCCCAGCCGCTCCGTCGGGTCCGCCGCCGACGCTCGTCAGCGCATGATTGAGCGTCAGTCCAAGAAAGGGGATAAGTAAATGAGCGTTCAGACTACCTACGGTTTCGCCACTAGCAGAGGCATTGCTGGTGGCATCTACGATATGTACCACTACTCCGTGGATTCCCGTTTCAACGAGGAGGAGAATGGTAAGCTGCGCTTCGGCGTGGGCGTTGTCCCTGGCTCCATCCCTGGAAGAAACGTGGTGCTCCCGGCTGCGGATAGCACCGCTGCTGACTTCGAGGGCGTCATTGTGAACGGTTTCGACCGCCAGCAGGACCTGGAGGGTAAGGTACGCATTATGAACAACCAGAACGTCGGCGTGATGCGCCGTGGACGAATCTGGGTCGTGCTGGATGCTGATGCGGAGCCTGAGTATGGCGACGCTGTTCACATGGTTGTCATGGGTGATAAGGCTGGATGCTTCTCCACTGAGGGCGGAGTGACCATTGCTGGTCGCTTCATTGGCTCCGCTCAGGACGGCCTCGCCCCTGTGGAGCTGTTCGGCACCGATGTGGCCTCCAGCTCCGACGATAATGCTTGATAGGAGGAAGTGAGATTATGAATAAGCAGAAATCTATGAGATACGACCAGAGTGACTACGAGGCGCTGTTGGCTTCCAACATCCCTGCCTCTATCGCTACCAACCCGAAGATGAACTTCGATGGCGCTGAGGATGCGTCCATCTTCTTCGCTCGTGAGCTTGATTACGTCAAGTCTCAGTCCTACGACGTAGAGTACCCTCAGCTCACCGCCCTGTCTCTGTTCCCCATCTCCAGCGAGGTGGACCCCGGCGCTGAGACCATCACCTATTACAGCTATGATAAGGTGGGCCTGGCTGCTATCATCAGCAACTACGCCACTGACCTGCCTCGTGCAGATGTGAAGGGCAAGCCCACCACTGCCATCATCAAGTCTATGGGAGACAGCTATGGCTATTCCATCCAGGAGATGAGAGCCTCCCGCATGGCTGGCAAATCTCTGGACACTCGCAAAGCTGAGTCCGCACGTTACCAGATTGACTATCTGAACAACAAGATTGCTTGGGCTGGCGACGAGGAGACCGGACTGAAGGGTGTCCTGTCTGAAGGCAACGACATCCCTATCTTCATCCCCGCCACTGGAGAGTCCGGCGAGACCTCTTGGGACAAGAAGAAGGCCGACGAAATTCTGGCGGACATCACCTCCATGCTGACCACCATGAGCGAGACCACCAAGGGTGTCGAAAAGCCTGACACTCTCGCCATTCCTGAGAGCCGTTATATTACCCTCCAGAACACCCGCATCGAGGGTACGGCTTCCACCGTCCTGAAGTACATTCAGGACAACATCCCTGACATTACCCGCATCGAGCGTTGCCCGGAGCTGGAGTCCACCAGCGTGGAGACCAACCCCTACGCCGCTGCGACTGGAGGCAAGGCCGTTGGCATCCTGTTCAAGAACGATGAGCGCAAGCTGACCATCGAGAACCCGCTGCCATTCATGCAGTACCCCATCCAGACTCAGGGTCTGGAAGTGGTCGTGCCTTGTGAGGCTCGCACCGCTGGTGCTATCATCTACTACCCGATGTCCTTGCTGGTCATCGTTGGTATCTAATACTCTACCGAGGGAGAGGAGACTTGCAAGGGGAGCGCAAGCCTCCTCTCCTCACTCACTCTGAACAGGAGGTATCAACCTATGAAACTGAAGAACATGACTAACAAGCTCGTCACCATTTGTGGCGTGAACATCCTTCCGGGCAAGACCGAGGCTATTCCCGACGAGTTCAGCAAGAACGGCGTGGTGGACTTCTTCGTGAAGACCAACCGCCTCACTGTCGTGGCTGAGAAGACTACCCGCAAGACCACCAGCGGCAAGAAGTCCGATGACAAGACCGCTGGCAATCAGGAAGACCCCACTGGTAATCAGGAGGGCGGAACGCCGAGCGAAGGCGGTCAGGAGTAAACGATGAACGCCCTCCAGATATTCCGGCTGGTAGCCACTGAGTTTCAGCAGCTCAATGATGAAACGGTGGAAAACTGGCTTGAACTGACTGCTCCGTTCATCAGTAAGAGGCGGTTCGGGAAACTCTACGAGCAAGCCCTCGCCCTGCTGACCGCACACCGCCTGAAGATGGCCGGGTACGGTGACAGCGACCTCGGCACAGTGGGTGACTCGCTCAGAGTAGCGAGCTACTCGGAGGGCGAGACTTCTGTGAGCTTCTCGGTGAATCAGCAAACGAACCTCCAAGCGGATGCAGAGCTGGCGCTCACCCCTTATGGGCTGGAGTACCTATCGCTACGCCGCATGGTCATCATTCCTATCAGGTCGGCAGGTGAACGCTGATGGCAGGACACGATACCATCACACCCGAAGGGCGCAAGTTCTATGCCGAGGTCGATAAGCTGAAGGCGCAGGAAGTGTTCATTGGCTTCCAAGCTGGCAAGAAGAAGCACAAGGCTAAGGACGGGGAAGATGGCGTCGATATGGCATCAGTCGCTATGTTCAACGAACTGGGGACTTCCACATCGCCGTCACGCCCATTCTTACGTCAGACCGTTGACGACAACAAGGATGAAATCAACGAGTTCGTCGAGAACGCCACGAAACAGCTTGCAAAGGGCGGTTCGGCTGAATCCTGCCTGAAAAAGATAGGGGCCTATGGCGTCAAACTGGTTCAGGAGAAAATCAAGAGTGGCACGTTCACCCCGAACGCCCCTTCAACCATCCAGAGCAAAGGGTCGTCGAAACCGCTGATTGACACGGGCGAGATGCGCCAATCTGTTCACTATGTAATCAAAGGCAAAGGAGGAGGGTAACGATGTCATTTGGCATCTTCCGCCGAATGTTCAAAATTCGGCGGTTCGGTGAAGATGAGGTCATCGAGGGATATTCCCACACGACCTACACTGACACCATGACGAGGCTGAATGTCCAGCCCTTATCCGCAGACGAGCTGCTGGCCCTACCTGAAGGGGAACGACGCACGAAGCGGCTGAAAGCATACGGCGACCTGACCTTCACTACTGCGGATGTCTCCACGGGAAAGCGTGGGGACTGGCTGCTGTACGACGGTCGGTGGTACGAATGCGTAAGTTCTCTGAATTGGGACCACACGATGCTCTCTCATTGCAAGAGCGAGTTCGTGGAGGTAGCTGAGGCAGACAACGAAGACCTGAAGGAGTGTGAATGCCAATGGAAGTAAGCGAGGCACGAAACCTGTTCCGTAAGCTGACGGAGCAATACTTCACTCAGGCCACGGTGGAGTTCTCCAAACAGAGCTTCGCTGTGAAGAAAGACAAACCGCTTGTGCTGCTCACATTCGGCTCAATCGAGAGACCGTTA